GATCAAGCAATTTATGGATGGGCCGGTGCAGATGTTGCAAGGTTTCAAGGTGAGCCTGCAAAAGACATAGTCTTGCCACAATCATATCGAGTACCAGGTGCGGTGCAGGAAATAGCAAACTGTATTTTAAATAGAATACCAGATCATAGAAGAATTAAAAAAAATTGGAAAGCAAGAAAAGATATATTACTTCCAGTAATACAACGCGTCACTTCAATAGAAGATGTACCATTAAATTTAGGTGATTGGTTAATACTGGCACGAACAAATGATAAACTAACTAAAATACAATCTGTATTAAAAGATATGGGAATATACTTTGAAATAAAGGGTAGAAAAAGTTACAGGACTAGACTGTATAAGTCAATACAAGACTATACACGTTGGACAACTGGTGACATGTTATCATTATCTGAAATAAAAGATTTATTTGAGTTCTTAGAATTAGATACAGAGCTAACTGATGAACGTATGTATGACTTAAAAGAATTTGGTTTTAGTTTTACAGACCATTGGTATGAAGTATTTAAAGCTGATCCAGAAGAATGTTTATACATTAGAGAAATGATGCGTAATGAAGAAAAATTATCTAAGGCACCAAGAGTTAAATTGCAAACAATACATGCAGCTAAAGGTGGTGAAGCAAATAATGTTTTAATTATTTTAGATAACACTAAAAAAATAAGAGAAGCAGTTGATAAGAGTCAAGACAAATACGATGAAGAACAAAGAGTTTGGTACGTGGGTGTCACCCGTACAAAACAAAACTTATATATAATGGAAGCAAAAAGGGAGGACAGAGGTTATGACATCTAAAGCATACGATAAACAAATTGGTGGATCACATTATCAAAAATATAAAATACAGCCAAGTAAGTTTGTAGTGGAGAACGAATTGCTATATCCAGAAGGATGTGCTATAAAATACATAGTGAGACATCGCGATAAAGGAAAAAAACAGGATCTAGAAAAAGCAATACATTTTATAGAAATGATAATTGAAAGGGACTATGGAACCAAATAATCATATACCATTTTACATGGGTTTGTTCACATGTGTTTTGATTCTTTGTTACCTAACATCATGAAAAAATTTAATATCACTAAAAAACAAAGGGATCTTTTTAATTTTATTAAAGACTATATTGATAAAAATAATATGGCACCTTCTTATGAAGAAATGAAAGAAGGAACTGGTTGTACAACTAAGTGTACAATTTTTACAAAAATTAATCAGTTGCAGGAGAGGGGTTGGATAACAAAACTACCTGGAAAAAGTAGGAGTATAACAATAATATGAAAATACCAATATTTAGTGCACAAACAGAGTGGGTAATACCTACAGAGTTTCCAGACCTAACTAAGGTTGACGAGATTGCAATTGACTTAGAGACAAGAGACCCAGATTTAATTAAAAAAGGATCAGGTGCAATCATTGGTAATGGAGAAGTTATAGGAATAGCTGTAGCAACCGCACATTACAAAGGATACTTTCCTATAGCTCACCATGGTGGTGGTAACATGGACCGTAAAAAAGTATTAGAATGGTTTCAAGATCTTTTAAATGCACCATCAACTAAGATATTTCATAATGCAATGTACGATGTATGTTGGATCAGGGCACTGGGATTAAACATTAATGGCAGGATTGTTGATACAATGATAGCCGCAGCTGTGACTGATGAAAATAGATTTAGATACGATCTTAATAGTTTGTCATGGAAATACAATGGTTATGGTAAGAATGAAGCTGGCCTAAGTGAGGCTGCCGCTGAATGGGGCATAGATCCAAAGTCTGAAATGTATAAACTACCATCATTGAATGTTGGTTCTTATGCTGAACGTGATGCAGAAGCTACGTTTGGTTTATGGCAAGAAATGAAAAAAGAAATTACAGCACAAGACACACAATCTATTTTTGATTTAGAGACAGATCTATTTCCATGTCTAGTAGACATGAGATTCAAAGGTGTGAGAGTTGATGTAGAAGGTGCACAAAAATTAAAGAAAACTTTAATAGAAGAAGAGCGTGCAATACTTACAGCTATAGAAAAAGAAACTAATGTAAGACCACAGATATGGGCCGCAAGAAGTATAGCAGAAGTATTTGAAAACTTAAAGATACCTTTTGAAAGAACAGAAAAAACAGATGCACCAAGTTTTACTAAAAACTTTTTACAAGAACACGAGCATCCTGTCGTTAATCTAATTGCTAAAGCTAGAGAAGTTAACAAAGCACACACAACTTTTATAGATTCTATTTTAAAATATGAACACAAAGGTAGAATACATGCAGAGATAAACCAATTAAGAAATGCAGGTGGTGGTACAGTGACAGGAAGATTCTCTTATCAGAATCCTAACCTACAACAAATTCCAGCACGTAACAAAGATCTTGGTCCTAAAATTAGATCTCTATTTATACCTGAAGAAGGTTGCAAGTGGGGATGTTTTGATTACTCACAACAAGAGCCACGTTTAGTTGTACACTACGCAGCATTATATAAACTACCATCAGTGTATGATGTAGTAGACGCTTACAACGATGACCCTAACTCAGACTTTCACCAGACAGTAGCAGACATGGCTGAAATTAAAAGAACACAAGCCAAGACTATTAACTTAGGATTATTTTATGGTATGGGTAAAAATAAATTACAGGCAGAGCTAGGTGTATCGAAAGAAAAAGCTAATGAATTATTTAATACTTATCATGGCAAAGTACCTTTTGTTAAACAGCTAATGGAGAAGGCTTCTAACAGAGCACAGGATAGAGGACAGATAAGAACTTTACTAGGAAGGTTATGTAGATTCCATCTATGGGAACCAAATAGTTTTGGTATGCACAAAGCTATGACTCATGAAGATGCATTACAGGAACATGGACCGGGGATTAAAAGAGCCTACACTTATAAAGCATTAAACAAATTAATTCAAGGTAGTGCAGCAGACATGACTAAGAAAGCTATGTTAGATTTACACAAAGAAGGTATTGTACCGCACATACAAATACATGATGAGTTGTGTGTATCAATTGAAAGTGACGCACAGGCAAAAAAGGTAGTTGAGATAATGGAGCAGGCTGTTACACTGGAAGTACCAAACAAAGTTGATTACGAACACGGAACTAACTGGGGGACTATAAACGACTAATGGCTTATTTAAATGCAAACATACCGGTAATAGAATGTTGGGTAAGAGGAAACTTTCTTAGAGATCAAAAAGATTCACACGATAAATATTTTGAAGTAGGGGTATTTGGTTTTAGTTCTATACCAAACAGAGTACCTATGTTTCATTTCTTAATGGAAGATGGTGGTCTATGGTGGCGAGCACCTATCTCAGCTTTCTGCTCTAAACCTGGAGTAAAAGAATTACCACTAGACGAGTTAGTAATGTGGGATAGTTTTAGTTACAATGTAAGTGTTACAACTTTTTATGAACTAGCCGGTGCTACTATGCAGTATACGTCTAGACGTAAAGTAAAACGTAAGGGTAAATATTTATTTACAATAGATTGGTGCGCAGGAGACTTTAATGAGTTAAATTTTGGTTATGCAGAGAAACCAGATCAACATAAATGTGGCCATGTGATTGCGTTAGATGACGGAAACTATGCAATACAGCCAAATAATAGACTTAAAATGTTTGATGCATCTATGGGTGTCGACCCAAACAAGAACTTGATTAATAGATTAGTAAGCAGTAAGATATATTCTGTAGAAAATTCAGCTAAATGGATTACAGATGAGCATGAAGAAGGCAGTTATGACTATAAGCTGAGAAACCTAGAGGAAGACGATGATAAATAAATACAAAGAAAAATTTTTAGTTTGGCAACTACACAACAGAAAAGAAATAGTTATTGCTATTATTGCTTTTGTGATTGGAGCCATACTTTTTTAATAAAGGGTCTTATGTCATATGAATATTGCAGAACTATTAAAGAAAAATGTAGTAATGGTGCCTGTAGTAGCTTCCTTAATAGTAGGTACGTTTACAGGGGTTAAGTACATCGTAAGTCTGACAGAGACTATCAATCAAAATCAAGCAGCAATTAAAGTAATACAAAACACAGATTTAAAAAATCAAATCGGATACATCGCTAGAATTCAAGAAAATCAAAGCCATTTATTGTTAAATATCGAAACTAACAAAGGTAATACTATTGTTACAAACGATAAACTTAAAACAATGGAAGAAAAAGTAAAACAAATGGAAAACGATTTTAGAAATTTTTTAATTATGCGTAGCACGTTAACAGGGAAAAAATAATATG